TTAAACAAGGTGTTTTAAATTCTACAGATTTTACAATTAGTGAAAAAGTAGCAAATCGTGTATTTGCTATTAATACTGCAAATATTAATAATAACGATGTTTGGATGTATGAAATTACAAATGGAACAATCGGCACTGAGTGGACACAGGTAGCAAGCACTGCAGGCAGCAATGCTATCTATAACAGTGTTGCTCGTGGTATACGTACACTATACAGTGTTAATACTCGTATTAATGATCAAATTGATTTAATATTTGGTGACGGCAGTTATAGTGAGATTCCGTTAGGCAATTATCGTGCATATTATCGTGTTAGTAATGGTTTAACCTATCGTATTACACCTAGTGATATGAGTAATATTTCAATAGCTATGCCTTATATTAGTAGCAGTGGCACTACTGAAACCTTTACTATTAGTTGCTCACTGCAATATACTGTAAGTAATTCTTCGCGACGTGATTTGACAAATGAAATCAAACAAAAAGCGCCACAAGCCTATTATACACAAAACCGCATGGTTAATGGCGAAGATTATAATGTATTTCCATATACCTATTATAGTGATATTGTTAAAGTAAAATCTGTAAATCGTTTTGCTAGCGGTGTAAGTCGTGGTCTTGATATTACTGACCCCACTGGAAAGTATACAAGCACTGATTTATACGCAAAAGATGGTGTATTTTATAAGAATCAACATACTAGTAGTTTTAATTTTAGCTATACAAGTCGAAATGATATTATTAACGCTATCAATGAACAGGTAATGAAGGCAATTGAAGATTATCCAATGCGTCATTTCTACTATGAAAATTGGACGCCATTAGATTTTACAATTCTTGCTCCTACTACTTGGAGTCGTAGCACCAGTGATACAAGCACATCTACTGGATTTTTCTTAAGCCCTAGCGATACAACAAATACTCCACTTGCTATTGCAAACAGTGCGCCTGCTTCTTCCTATAGAAAATATCTAGAGATTAACAGTTTAATTAAATTTGTTGCTCCTACTGGTTATTATTTTGATGCAAACAATACACTTATAAGCGGAACTCCTCTTGTGGATAGTGATAGAACCGTTATTTGGGCAAGTATACAGAGCATCACAGGCAGCGGAGCAACAACTGTGTTGGTTGCTGGTCGTAAAATTGGTGCAGTAACTATTAGTGAAAATATACCAACTGGTGCTATTATTAGCCAAGTATATCCGCCATTTGCAAATACGCTGCAGTATGCTACTATTAATACTATGGTAAGTTATATTTTAAATAAAACAGAATTTGCACTTGTATATGATTATACCAAAACTACAAGTGCTCGTGACCCATGGACAATTATTCCAATTACAAATGTTGATAAGGTTAATCCATTTGATTTAACAACACAGTATAGTGCTAATGACACAAGTTGGCTATTAATTTTTAACACTGATGGTATCAGATATACTACTACCTATCGTCAACTTGATTATATTTTTGGTAGCAGTTCACAGGTAAGCTTTATCAGTGTTGCTCCAACTGCAATTTATGATGCAAGAAATAATACACTGGTAAAGGATAATATTCGTGTATTAGATGTTAACAGCAATGTTACAAGCAATGTAAACTTAAACATATACAAAAATATGATTATGAATGATGGGTATAATGATACAACTAGAATCTATGTTACCTATCCAATTAGTCAAACAAGTGGATTGCCCACTGATCCATATATATTCAGCGAAATAACAAGTAATACTGGTTATATTTTCTTTAAATTATACACCGATTCAGATAACTTGATTCGTTATTCATTACTAGATATTGGCACAGTAAGTATTGCATATTCTACGATGTCAGCAATCAATTATGTGCGCAATAACTTTCCAATAAATGCACTTTTTTATGCTACAAGTGATCAACAATTTTATCAAATTCAAAGTATAAACGGTATTAACACTGTTGTAAATGTTAGCAACAATTATTTGGTTTATACAGGTCGTCAAAATTTAATATTTGAATATCAACATAATGCAGAAAATACTCGAAGAATTGATCCTGCTGCTACAAATTTAATAGATACATATGTGTTAACTCGTAGCTATGATGAAGCGTATAGAAATTATGTAATTGATAATACAGGCACAATTGCAAAACCAGCAGACCTAGATAGCGTTACGTTAAACAGTAGTTATGGCGGATTGTTTAATTATAAAATGATAAGTGATGAGATGATTTTAAATGCTGGTATTTACAAGTTGCTATTTGGTAACAAAGCAACTCCTAGTTTACGTGCAACAATTCAAGTAGTAAAAAATTCTACAACAACTTTAAGTGATACAGAAATAAAAAGCCGTGTCGTAGATGCAATTAACATGTACTTTGCATTAGATAATTGGAATTTTGGTGATACTTTCTACTTTAGTGAATTATCTGGTTATTTGCATGAAAAATTAAATGGGTATATTAGCAGCGTGATTTTGTTGCCTGCAGATACAAATGCTAAATTTGGTAGTCTATATGAAATTCGTTGCCAACCAAACGAAATTTTCTTAAGTGCGGCTACTGTCGATAATATTCAAGTGGTGAACGGTGTTTTAAGTGGTATTAATAGTGCTGGTATTAATACAACTATGATAACTTATTAAGGTGTAATATGACTAAGCGTAAAAGTATTAATTTTCTACCTAGTGTTTTTCAAACTCTTACAAATAAACGTTTTTTAAATGCTACAGTAGATCAATTAATTGAAGAACCAGCATTAAAGAAGATTTACGGATATATTGGTCAACAAGATCAAAGTCCAGTTTTTAAAAGTAGCGATTATTATATTGCAGAAGGCGACTCTTACAGTCAATTTTATCAATTAGAACCAGGTGTTGTAATTAAGAAAACTCAAAATGGTGGCAATACCTATAAGATTGATAATGTATATAACTATCCAGATTTGCTAAACCAGATAAGCGGAGACGGCGGATTAAACAATAATCATCAACGCCTGTTTACTAATCGTTATTATAGTTACAATGGATTCATTGATCTTGATAAAATTACTAATTATCGTCAATATTACTGGGTTCCTACTGGACCTTTTACTGTAGATGTAACTGCTGGTGGATTGCCTTTACAAGCATCTTATAATTTTCATCGTATTGCGTATGTTGCCAATAATCAAACAGAATTACAAAGTGCAAGTATTGGCAAAAGTGGTTATACAATTGATGGATACGAAGATGCTATCAATCCAACACTTACACTAGTAAGAGGTGGAACCTATACATTTAATTTAGGGCAAACTGGACACAAATTTTATATTCAAACTGAGATTGGCACTAGTGGCTTAAGCAGCACACAATCTAACATTTCTACTCGTGATATTCTAGGATTAGATAACAATGGTGTTAGCAATGGCGCAATTACATTTAATGTGCCACTTTCTACTGCACAAGATTATCTTTTAAGTTTGCCAAATTTACAACAATCAGTTGATATGATTGTTGATGTTCCATATTCACTACTACAAAATCAAAATTATGATAATTTCATTTTAAATTATAGTTTAGATGGTGTTCGTGCTTTTGACAAAAAATATATTGTAATTAATAGCGATGTTGAGTGGGACAGCGTTCCAGTAAATCAAAGAGGTGGAATTTGGCAAATTTCTATCGACAATACTCAAGTATTGTATACTGGTTCTACAATTGCTAAAATTTCTGGTGTGTCATTTACAAGCGGACAAAGCAGTATTTCTGTTTCAAGTACAGCAGGCATATATGCTGGTCAATTAATAGTAGGTTCTGGCATTAAGAATGGTACTAGAATTGCACAAGTAGTAGGCAACACTCTTATAATTGATAATCAAACAATCAGCGCAAGTAATAATATTACTGTTGGAGTTTATTCTGTAGATAGCGTAGTATCTACCACAGCTACTGCTCTTTCATTAGGCGGTACAACTACTGCATTTTATACAAGTGGTTCTAATTCTGCAGAACTTGCTAGCGTAGCTAATGTTGGAGTTGGACAGTTAATTACAGGATTTGGAATACCAAAAGGTACAACTATAACTAATATTTCTGGTAGAATTGTTACCTTAAGTAACGCTACAACTTCAGCTTCATCTAATGATGCTGTCGTAACTTATAATACTAATGTAACATCTCCTACAAATCTTTTTTACATCTCAGATTCTGCTGCAATTTCTAAAATATTAGTAACACAAGCAGCTATCGGAACTGGAATATTGGTTGGCACTACGGTTTCGGCAAGTACTAGCGATACAGGATATGATGCAGATGCATCTCCATGGGATGGAGCAGTATTTGATAATATATCTTATGGAAATATTGTAACACTAAATCAAACTATTCCTACTGTTGGATCAAATATTATAAATTTCTATCAAAGCGTTGCAAATCCAAATTATAGAAATATGAATTTGGTGTATGTAACTGATTGGGCGGCCGGATATAAAACGCTTGTAGGACAGGGTGACACCTATGGTCACGTGTATAGTTTCAAAGACAATGCATCTAATATTACAAAATTTCCAACCCTTAGTGCATCAAAAAACATTCTATATTACGTAGACGCAGATGATCCACTTATCTATGGAGAAATACGTTTAGTTGATGCTGATCCTTCAAGTATATTAAATGTAGATGATATTATAGGTCGCAGTGTTTATACAAGCCCAAACGGTGTGCAGTTTACAAATGGTTTAAAGATTCAATTTACTGGTCTTGTCACTCCAACAAGTTACAAAGATAACACATATGTCATTGAAGGCGTAGGTACATCTATTAAACTTATAGATTATAATGGTTTAGTAACGCCCGAAGTTATCAATACTAATTCAGGTGATTTTTTTGGCGAAGATAGACCATATGGCATTGGTGGATTTGATGGAACTACTAATAGCCCTGAAGAAAAAGATTATATCACTATCAATCGTGCTAGCGTAGATGGAAATGGTTGGACCAGAAACAATCGTTGGTTCCACCGTGATACATTACAAGCTGCAGCAAATTACACTAATCAAACATTTGTATTTGATGCTAATCAACAAGCGCAACGCCCAATTGTAGAATTTCAACCAGATTTAAAATTATGGAACTATGGCACAAATTATGCAGGCAGTGTAACATGTATTGACAGCATTACAACAAATGCATTTGAGCAAGTAGAAGGGCAAAACAGTTATTCATTAAAAACAAATGGTGTTTATAATAGTGATGGTATTCAGCTACTTGATGGCACTACAGTTTTGTTTGTAAATGAAAATGATCCAACTATTCGTCGCACGATTTACCAAGTTCAGCTTAATTATATTCGCAGCGGAGTAACACCTAACTACTCAAATAAAAATACCTATGCTTTCAGCGCAGTGGGCACAAATAAGTTATATTGTGACATTGGTAACCTAGCGATAGGTCAGCTAGTAAGCTTTGGTGCACTTTATAGTGATATTACATCTTATACCACTGGTCAAATTGTTCACTATAACGGCACTACATTTATTGCCACACAAAATTCATATGGCATACTGCCATTAAACACCGATTATTGGGCAATTTATACAAATGCAATACCTCCGCATACAACTATTAAGAGCATTGATACTACAAATAATATTGTTTATATTAGTAATAATTTAACAAGTGATATTGCAGTTAATACTACAATTAATTTTGATAACAGTGCAACTCAAATTCATTTGATTCCTGTTCAGACAATTAATGATGGCGATAATATTGTTGCTATGGAAGGCGATATCAATCAGGGAAATGTATTTTATTATAGTAACAACACGTGGAATTTAGCACAAGTTCGTAACAGTCGCCCACAATTTCCGCTATTTGATCTTGTTGATATTAATGGCTATAGTTTAGCTGACAAAGATGTTTATCCAAGTAGCAACTTTGCTGGCAGTCGTTTATTTGGTTATGCAGTAGGCTCAACATCAACAGCAGCAGATAAAGAACTTGGTTTTCCTTTAGTTTATCAAAATATTGGTAACATTGGCGATATAGTATTTGATAATTATTATATTACAGATACTTTTAATTATAATTTGAATAATGTTGACACACAATTGTCTGTTAATCATGGTTTTGCTGC